TTGGTCTAAATCGCCACTAGTAAGTAGTCCAGCGATATTCCCGTAGCCTCTCGGAATATCGGCAAGCGCAGAAGAGCCGATTGTACCTATTGCTTCTAACAATCCAAGGGCGCGATCACCCAACCCGTTTCTAGCCATTACTGTCCCGCCTTCTCTCTTGCGTAGCGCAGCGCCATATCAATGAGCGCCTCGTTAGATACTCGATTACCCGTGAACGCATCAATGCCAGCCACGTTCTCGTAATAGTCTTGGATAGAATCCTCTGGCCGACTGCCATAATGACGGTATTGATACGCCCTAGCCATTTCCTTAGCGACCTCTGGCGTGATGCCTTCTCTTGCGGCCCAGTCGTATCCCCCGGCAAAGTTAAGCGCCATATCCAAAAGACCCCGGTCAACGCGAGGGCCAAGCTCTGGATACTTTCGCTGAATCCTATCGCTCATGGCTTGAGGGAAGCTAATATGCTGCATGACATCAATGGGGTTTTTTATTACGGTCATGGGATTTGACTCCCAGAGCGCATTAAAAAAACCATAGTCCTTAAAAGGATTGTCAGCCATACAAGCAAGCCAGAAAGTGCGTGGGACTCAATTATATCACGCTATACCTCGGAGATTCCTTCTGATTGGCTCGCCCCAGTTTGAGGTCTTACGGTATCCAACAGCAAGATATCGGAATGAATCAGCACTGTGACTAGACCAGTCATGACTAGGGCGACCCTTCCACACCAGGTTCTTATCGTCATACTCCCGGTGATATGACCTAAGCGCCTCAATACCATGATCGCACCTCTCAGCGTCAAACCAGCATAACGGCAGCATTGACCTCACTGCCTGTATTCCATCGTCCACATTAAGCTGTGGCGCTATCTGAATGTTGTTAAGACCTAACCCTTGTAACGTCTCAAGCCGCGACTTGCCAGTCCCTAGTTCTCGGACTCTAACGTCATGCGGAAGAATGTGCTGATCGTAGACGTATCCTTTGCTTTGCAAGACCCGGACGTAATGATCCAAGCCAACGCCAGACGCCTCATAATGGTCTATCAGCCTAACCTCTGGGCCAATAAACTGGGCGAACCATATCGCGGTTGTATCACCTATCCCCAAGTCCCATGCCGTCACAACGCCAGAAGATCGCTCGTAAGGAACCGCCGTAATCCTACCCTCAGCGTTAACGTCTCGCATCTCAAGGGAATAATACGCGCCCTCGTGATGTGTCAAGAAAGACCCTTCCCAGACATGATCGTAGGTCTCTGGCCGCTTGTTGAAGTCCTCTAATCGCGCCTGGTTCAGCACGTTAGGGAAGAATGGGTTCTCATCCCAGTTAATAGAGATGATCTTGCCGTCGTCTGGCGTATTCTCCCGGAACCGCTTATGCGTCGCTGATAGCTTGGACTCTGGGTTCCATGTCACCCAGCACTCGCTTTTTTCCTCACGAATCGTGGGGATTAGCTTCATCCAAGCCGTCTCGCTAACAGTCTCAGCCTCATCCACCCAACACAGTAATATCCGGGCCTTAGACTTAATGGAATCGAGGTTCCTACGCAGACCCGCGAATACAAAGTCTACGTTCCGGTCTTTTGAGCGAATAAACGTATCCCCTACCTCGTAGTATGCCGAGAGGAAATCGTGCGATTCTATGGCTCCCCTGACCTCCTCAAAGGATGAATCAGAAAGACTATTCATAAACTCACGAGCGCATAAGATTTGTCCCTGGCGTCCTTCTCTTCCCCACATATAGCCCCGGACGGCGGCCATAATTGCAAATGACCGCGTTTTACCTGATCCCCGGCCACCATAAGCGCAACGGTAGCGAGCCTCACCCTCAAAGAGATCCACCAGCTTGGGTGGTAGCTCTATCCCGGTCTTCACTTCTTGGCTACAAGCTCTATGATCGTAGGCAGGTCATTACCACCCGAGGTAACGTCTACCTCAATGGCCTTTAGCGCAGGCGTCGTGTACTTGGCGATCTTCTCCCACGCCACTACAGCATCCTTCCGATCCTCAATATCCTCGCTCTTTACGGCTGCCTTGTGTATCTCTGCGGCTTGCTCAGCCATCTTAATGATGGGATCGAAGTCATCCCCATAGATATCTTTGAGCCGATTGAGCAGGAATTGCTTGTTTCTGTTAGGTGAACCCTTTCTGCTAGGCATACTTTGTACTTAACCTTTTGACTAATTTGGTTAAAATTTAACCACAAGTGACGTTTTTTGTCACATTGTGACTTTATGGGTCAGGATGCGGTATCGGATGCGCCCAATACATTCCGGTGATTAGGCTTGTCCTTACTTCCCCGGCGTTGATCTCTTGTATGGACATCGGCCAGCTTTCTACCGTCCCATCGCTAAAGGCAACTAAATACGTACCCTCAACGTCTGGCATCTCACCGTAGGCTACTGGTCTCCAATCCAATACTACCGCCTGCCGCATAATATTCCCCTATGATTTCATGCCGTGGATGGCTAAATTGGCACCCATGAATACAAGCCCCTTGCACTTCATTTAGCCTTCAGACGCCACGGCTCGCCCTTGGAGTTTTGGGGCTAGAGTTCTTCGTACTTAATAATCTCTAAATAATTCCCTTGATGCTCATCGGCAAACTTAGTCCTTAAATCAAACAGGATGACCACATCCGTTTTAAAACGCTTTGCCATGCTCTCAGCAGCCTCAAGCGCATATTTTGCGTCATCGACCTCAAAGTCTTCAGCCATCCAATAAAACTGCCTGGTCACTAAGCCACCCTTATTGCGGATCAAAGAATTGATACATTGTACATCCTTCAAGACCTGCCGATATCAGCAACAAGACCAGTATGGCTGCGATGCCTTCATGCTTTAGGTTCATGCTAATCTCCGCAAAAACACATGATTAAAGTCCATGCTAATCTCCGCAAAAACAAGGAATGGTTTCATCGCCAGCCAAGTCAAGATGGCTCTGTCAACTTAAAGCTCACTAGCAAACCTCCGCACATTCTTTGATAAACGCGACCCAATGCGTGTTAGCCTTTTTGCCGCTACGATGACCATATAGAGGCCTTTCTGGTGTTAGCGCCAGCACATCTTTTAATGGTATATCTACCTCGTTCCACTTAAAGATAAGCGTCCCGCTTGGCTTGAGGACGCGAAAGCACTCCTTGAATCCAGCCTCTAAATCTTGCTTCCATGTGTTTTTATCCAGCGAGCCATAGCTAAAGCCGGTAACAGACTTCATAGAGATACCCCTAACGTGCGGCGGGTCAAAAACAACGTGCCAAAATGAATTATCGGAAAAATTCATTTTCCTGAAGTCGTGAATGACGTCAGGATAAACAGCTTTCCTACCCGGGTTTGTTTTGCAGTGGCTTACATCAAGTTCGCCTTCCCTGCAATCTGCGAATACGGCTCTTTTGTCTTGCCTGTCAAACCACATCATACGACCGCCACAGCAAGCATCTAAAACCGGCGCAGATTTCATCGGCAAACCTCTGAATAGTTGCCGTTATAGTCAGGCCAACCATTCTCCCCATTCGACTTGAGGTATAGCCGGTGCATCTCGCAGTAGTTCTCTACCCTTTGCTTCGAGTCCTCGAAGTCCCCAGTCATCACCGCCAGCACTAACAAAAGGCTCGTCACCACTAGCGGTATCACCAATACATTCCTCTCCATCACTCCACTCCCTTAATTTATTTCTTATCTTTGCGATTGCTCGCTTTTCTATTGCCCAAACTACCTGCCGGGTCACGCCTAACTCATCCGCAATCTCTTGCAGGCTCATGTAGTAATCATCATCCGGCAGTTGTCGTTTCACGCTTCGCTTCCTCTACCAACAAATCACGGTATTTTTTCCACGACTCTTTGTCCTCTATCACAGACTCTAAGAACCGATACAGCTTGCGCTCCATATAACGATGCTTCATAAGCTCAACGGCCATAGACAACTGCTGCGCGTGATTTAGAGTTTTCCAATGGAACTTTTGGCTCACAAAGGTCTCAAGCAGGTGGTCATCAATCGAACGGAATGCCATTGGCTTCTCTCCATTCTGGTGAATTGTAATCTGGGCTGGCCTCGACCTCCCTAAACTTCTGGATAAGATCGCGCATGACGGACTCATCATCCTCAAGCCTAACGATCATTGAGAAAGTGATGGCTCGGTACATGGACGCCCTGGCCTTATAGTGCTGTGTTTCTGTCATCCTCAAACTCCATTATTGCTCTTCCAATTAACTCAGGTATTTGCGGAACCACTGCATTGCCTAAGCATTTAAGTCGGTGTGATCTAGCGGGAACCCCATTAGCCACTCTACCCACGTCGGGTTCAACGTCCCAAGCGCCCATTCTTCGGGCGTGTTTCCGCGTAAGGATGGATGATTGCTAAGCATCTTTTGCATCTTGCCGTTCGGAGTCCCTGCCGCGTCCTCGTTCGCAGTTGGAGTCGGCCATAATTTCACTTGATCGCTCAGTCTTATTTGTATCGCGCTGCCACTCTTTCGATGTGTCTTTCCCTCGAAAATGGCTTTCGGCGTCCCTCCACTTCCTGTGTCTGGTGTTCTCCAATAAAACTCCTCTTTGGTAGCAGATAATCCAGACCCTATCTCTGTGATGGTGCGCGCCAATCGCGGAAGCTGGTATGCAGTGCCATTCCGCGTCATACCCGATCTCGGCCAAGTCTCTGAGAACTCGTCCAAACCATCGTCCCCTGTCGCCACTAATGAGGTTTGTGACGTTTTCCATGATTGCGTATCGGGGTTGTAACTCGCCAATAAGACGGGCGATTTCACTCCACAATCCACTTCGCTCGCCATCAATGCCTGCTTGTCGCCCTGCGGCTGAGATGTCTTGGCAGGGGAACCCTCCTGTGATGACATCGACTCCAATTCCGTCTGCAGCCAGTCGCTCTGCTGTAAGTTGTCTGACATCGTCATAAATAGGCACTCCCGGCCAATGTTTTTTTAATACTTTCTGGGCATATGGCTCGATTTCACAAAACGCAACGGTCTCAAAGCCTGCTCGCTCTAAGCCAAGCGTAAACCCACCGATACCCGCGAATAAATCTAATACTTTCATGCCTCAGAGAGTGCCACATCACACCTGTTGTGTCATCTAACATTTAGTTATAAGTCAGTTGTAGCTTATAACCGTATACTCTGGGTCATTTTCAAGCATTTTTAACTCTTCGCGGTAGTGCTTGGCGATCTCGGCCCTGAGTTTTTTGTCCGTTTTCATAATCCCCCTAGCCTTCTCCCTCAGAAGCTCCATATGCCCCTCTCCTAGCGTGTTTGTCAGCCAGTCATGGAAAGCCACTGGGTTCTCCGTAAAGTGCCTATGATGGGCATGGCAGAGCGTCACAGCGTTATCTAATGACCACCTCACCACCTTTGATCGCCTGCCGTAGATGTGGCAGCACTCCAGGGTGTCTGGCCTGCCGCAATAAAGGCAATACTCATCCCTGGCCCTTACGCACTTGCTAAACCAAATATCTGCCGCATCTCGTTTAATGGACATTATCAGGCTCCGCTATTTCCACGACCTCAAGGTCAGTCATTAAACATGACATCCATAGATCAAAAAAATCGCTAATTGTCATATTTATTGTGATGCCCTCAGAAAACGTATCAGTGTAAACAACCGTTAATTTTGGGTTTGATAAGTCTGATACCGCGCCACCAACCTCTGCCGTTAGTAGGATCGCCTCACCCTTTGGCAACTTCACGCCCATTAATTCAATCATGCTCTTGGCCTCACAGTTATGCGCGATACCTCACCTTCTATCTTGTCGTAGGTAATGCACTTTGCGCCTCGTTGACTGACGTACCCGTGAGAACTGCTGTAATTGTCGCGGGCCGCGAGGGTAGGATGCTGTTCTATCGTGGCCCCAGCGTCGTCTAGGACCCGCTCATGGTGCAGGTGCCCGACATGGATGTACGCGTGTTTGCAGAGCCCCCACATTTCCCTAAACCTCGGCTCGCTGGCGAACAGCTTTTGAAGCTGGGCCATTTTCATGCGGTGACCGTGATGAAACCCCAGCATGATATCTCCGTGCTGGTAGGCGTAATACGGAAATTCGTTGTCAATGACCTCTACTCGAGGGTCATCTTCAAACCGATGCTTTATGAATTTACGCATCCAAACGCTAGAGGCAAGGTCATGATTGCCCTCTGCCTGAACTACGACAACCCTTCCGAACCGCTTAAGCATGATCTGAACAGCCTCAGTCATTACGTTAATGGTTAGCTCCACCAGCTTCGAATATCTATCGTCTCCTGTGAGGTGGTGGCCAGAAGTGGGCGTTACCTGCAATAGTCCATCCCAGTGCAAAAAATCGCCTAGCTGGTTCAAGATGCCGACTCCAGACTTAGGGCTTCCATTGATCATGTCATGTATTGAGTTTAAGAAAACATCGCGGGCAATCTTCACGTCCCAGTCATCCCCATCTGAGTCCTTCCACGCCTTCATGCCGAGATGAAAGTCCGTGATCGTTAGAAGGGATAGAAGATTTTGGTTTGAGGACGCTGGGGGTTTTGTGGGCTTAAATTTCGGTAGGCTTTTAGTGGCGCTCTCTATCCTCTCAATAAGTATCTCAAACTGACGCTCTTCATCAGTCTGGCTTTTGACCCATTGGCGAATTGGCTTGCCGTTTTCGTCGTAGAAGGTTGATACGCCCTTGATCTTATGGCCGTCTGGCACTGGGTGGTTCCAGTCATTACTTGGACTGTAGCCTCTTTTTGCAGCCTTGTTTTTAACAACTGTCAGCCTATCTCTTAACGCTGTTCTGCAGATTCCTAGCCTTGACGCGGCCTCTCTTTGGCTAAGACCCTCAATTTCAGTCAGCGTGACTGCATCTGCTTGCTCTTGTGTTTGGCAAAACTGTAGTAATGGATGGCCCACACTAACCCCCTTTGAGTTTCATATACTCCGAATCTATGGGACAGGTTAGCTTTACTCCGTGGTCTAGCGCCCAGCTTTGCACCTGATCCATAAAATCCATCATCTCCCCTCTTCCAAGGCCGCTGGTCTCCCTAACCTGCGCCGGAATAACGGTCTTATGGATTACTCGGTCTTCTGTGCCAAGAAACTTGTACTTAAGAAGCTCTTTCATCGTTGCCTCTGTTATGTCTGCGCCCTTTGATGAGAAGTGATCTGCCATCTCCCGGCACCACACATGAAACAAAGCATTCTGCGATAACGACCGTTTTTCCTGATAACGGCCAACTTTAAACTGTACTGGATACTCCCAATTCCAATTATCCCTTAACCAGCGCTCAAAAAACACCAATCTTTCAGTAATTTGGGACGCATCCTTGATAATCCAAAACTCAGACATTGAGCCTGTCCAAATCTGCCGTGTCAAAAATATAAGAGTCCTTGGCGTTTCCCTTAGTATCATCGACCCTATTTTGGTAGCTGTGCATTTTTGCCTTCCCCTCCATAACTAACCTTCTCGCCCTATCAATGGTCAGTAGATAAACACGGCTTTGCCATGTCACGTTACAAAGTATGAGGATGTTTGGATACAACTTTGAATACCTGCGGAAATCTTTGCAGTTTATTGAAATAGCCCTATCAGGAGGAATGCCAAATAACAACTGAGATTTTCGCCACTGAGTTTTGATTGTCTTGATGTCTATCTGGCACATCCCGACATAATCGTGCGTATATGGATCATCGCTTTTGAGCGGATTGAAACACAAACCCCACCCCTTTATCCCGCTAGAAACTAAAAACTCTCCTTCTGCCGCAAGACCGGCCTTGCACCAAAATTCCTTATCTTCATTGTTCACCGCCAATCTCCCTCTCAATCATAATGTCTATGAGATGCCGAGCCTTGCGAAGATCATCAACCCCGCCCTTATTCTTGTACCTCGACACGTACTTAATTACGCCATGCTCACACGGGCCTAAATTATTAGCCAGAGCATACTCAAGCGGCCCTATGGCCATATTCTTATAATGCTCCCCGCCAACCTGTATCTGCATTGCCGAGGTGGTTGAACCCTTTGTAATACGCAAGCTCTCCGACATTTTCAGTCCTCCATTTTTGGATGATTATTTTTCTCCCAACACCACTTTTGACAAACCGCTCATTTCCCTTGCAATCACTCACCGTTGGCACGATGAGATCATCAAGCAACATGACCCGGATGGCATCCATCGCAAATTCATTACTCTGCTTCAGCCGGGCCGCCATGTCGCTCTTGGTGAACGGGGTTCCTGACCGGAAGCTCTCCGTCCTCATGTAAAAATCAATCGCCTCATTAAGCGTCATCTCGCGTTTCATATCCCCTCCAATATCAACGCTCTTGAATTCTCCCTCTTCTTAAACGCCCGGCCAGATGTTTGAAATAACCCTATTGTTCCCTCAAAACCCGTCCCATGACGTTGCTTCGCCACCACTAGCTTGAGGTCTGACTGCTTCTCTAAGACCTCTTGCTCCCTGTCATTTAGCGGGATTCCGTACATCTGCTTGTTTAGCGCCTCTTTTCTTTTTTTGTTGTGCCAGACAATCATTAGGAGGTGGCACTGATCCGTAATCGTCCCGCCGCCTCGTACATCAAAGCGCGTCGGTACATACTCATCGCCCCCACGCTCTGGCTTCCTAACGTGATGCACAACAGCAATGT